GGATGTTTCTTTTACACAAGATAATGATAATGTACTCAATGAAAATATTGCAGATCATTACATCTTTTTGAAAGGAGGTCCCTCTCAAAACTTACATGTCTCTAACCTTTCATTCTCTTAATCCACCGTAAACCCCTCCACAGTGTCTACAAGCCACTTCATGATCATTCCGACCACAACAAAATTGAGTTGGTGAGCCAATGTTCGTATAGTTCCACATGCTTCGCTAGAACTGCTGAACAATGATATAAAAAAATGATAGAATGAATCCATGGGTGCACATATCTTTCGATAGGAGAACTCTAATGCAACTGAAATCATTTTCATGACAATGATTGAATGAATGGTTGGATGGAGCTTGATGAACTTCATGATGATAAGGATTAAAAACATCATTTGGAGTCGAAAGCAATCTTTAAGAAGAAATTATTAGTTTCCATTACCTGACATAATATTCTTGATAACTTGGTTATTGGCATTGATGTCATCCACAAGGTTTTTCATTCTTGCATCATTGATTTCGACATAATCATTCAAAGCACCAACCTTCAAATCAAACGCATTGTATTTATAAAACAAAGTATATACAAGAAGATACAATATTAAGATACAGGATGCATTAATTACAACCCCTAAGGTTTCAAACATATTTTATTTACTATTACAAAATTGTTTTTCAGGTTTTATGCTGTGAAGCTTTTCATACTCTTTGATAATCTTCTTTGAAAACTGATACTCTTCATCGGTATACACATTGTCTTTGAATCCTTTAGGCAATACACAATATTTACTATCTTCATTAAACAAATTCATTGTCATTACTAAGAATGCGGTAGTCAATACAAATGAAGTCACTAGATCACGAGTCGCGATAAAGAAAATAGAGAACAGTGTAATTCGTCTCATTAATTTGGTTTTTAGTAAGTTTTCAGTGTTTTTGTTCATGTCTACTACCAAGTATCTAGATCCTACATTAAACATAATCATGGCCAATCCAGCTAAATAGCGATTGTTGTTGAAATAATTAATAGCAATTTGTGAATACATCGAAACAGTTTTACTATCTATCATTTTTGCCATACAATATTATTTATTATATAGAAATATTGGATTTTTACAGCAGTAATCAGTAAATTGGTGTTTTCATTTTCATACCAATTTGTATGAATTGTTCCAATATAAATATTAGGATAATTCCAGAGAACATATACATTAACAAATCAAGATATTGGCGTTCATCCACGAAAGTAGCGTGATGATCACGGTGAAGAGACTTCAAATAGGAGTTTTTTCGAATCTCATCTTCAATAAGCTCGCTAATTGATTTTTGGGATATGGTGTTTTCTTCACATACTTTTTCTGTTCGTTTAGGCGGTGCTTCTTCTTCTAATTCTAATTCATCGTCTGTTTCTTCATATACATTGGAATAAATACGATCAAAAGAATTTTGTTGACTATCAACAATATCTTCAAAACTTTCAGAAGGAATCATATCCACATATTCATCTTCATCTATATTTTCTTCTTCTTGTTCTTCATTCAATACTGCTTGTTGAAGGTACATGTCATCCTCATCTTCAGGTTCAATATTGAATGTAACCTTTTTCTTCGGTTTCGCTTTTTGTTTTTTCCTTTTTGAAGAAGGGCTATTATTCAACTTGTCGACGGTATTGTAAGTGTCAATACAATGCCCATTTTCATCAATCATTAAAGTGTTTGTTTGTTGGCGTTCAGCATTCGCAAGACGAGTAAAGTCATCATCTTTGTATCCAAAATACATATTGTTATCTTTTCCACCTTTGAATGAATGTACTTGGTGAAAGTATTCATTCTCTAACATATCAGAGTCCTTGTTGTAAAATGGCTTTCTAATTTTTTTATAGCGTTTGTTGTATAGTTCACAAAGTGGATCGGATGACTTTTTACTGGATTTCTTACTCTTCTTTTTCTTGTAATCATTATCGAAATTAGACCCCCAAGCGTCTTCTAATAATGTGTAAGGTGTATAAACTAAAGTCATTAATATTTCATTGATTAATATATACTCACAGATATTTTTCAGTATTATTTACACAACAAATAAAAATAATTTTGGAATGGCTTTCAATCAATGTTAAGAATGAACTTACCATTTGGACGATGTTCTAATTGCTTGGATACTTGGATTTTGGATGGTTTCATAATTAGCTTGTTTGCATTATTATTTTCAATTATCGTTTTACTTGTGTTCGTTGGATCATATGCGATTTGTGCTTTTGGATTCAATCTATCTTTATTATTAATCTCATTGAAATCCCAAGAAATGTATAACAATTTAGGGAAATAGTATTGTACCAAAAAACCATTGTCTTCTAAAGACTTCATGATGTATTTGATACATTCACTCAAATCATACACAGGCAATCCAATCACAAACTCAGGAACATCGAAGAATACTTTCACCAATTCTTTGGTTGCTGCTGTTTTAATTTTTCGATGACATGTGTCCAATACATGTTCAAAGCTTTGGTTCCTTTTATTTTTCTTTTTTTTTATTTCTTCATGAAGTTCATAAATATTCAGATTTTTCATGAATTATGTATTAACTCATAAGCACTTTTTTAATTAGTCAAAATGATCCCTTTAGCTGCTTCAACGCTTTAGCTGCTTCTGCATTCGCTTACAAACTCTTCAATACCTTGGGTACTTCTTGGTTTGTTGAAGGTGACCACCTTCGTTTCAGATTTGTAAAACAATGCTGGGAAACCAGACACAGAGTATTCTTTCATAAGAGAGCGTTCTTTTTCAGCTGGTTGGGTACAATCAATGTATTCAATAGGAATCCCTTTGTATTGTTCCACTTGAGGTTTGAATTGTTTACAATAACCACACCAGTCTGCATAGAAAAATACAAGATGTTCGTCAGTCATCTTTTCTTTTAAAGTTTTTCCACATACACAACGGACGACAAGAACTGTCATCATGATAGCTAAGAGACCAAGGATCAAGTAAGGAATGTCTTTTTTGGTGAACATACTTTTTTATACTCTACATATATAAAATTTTTTCCAGATAAATACTTAAATAGGTAAATTGGATAATATGTTATGGATTTTGTAAGATACGACACAACATCATTTTATAATGATTTTCCAATCAATGCGAACTCCAAAGAATACATAAAGCTCAAGACTATGTTTGAATACATCAAAGAAACCTATAGTTGCTTCAATCCATCATTGAAAAGCGAGATATATACTAAAAAAATGATAAAAAAGCCTCAAGTCATATCAAATAATGAAATACATGCTGGTAAGAAAAATCTTATTAGTTGTCTTAATAAACTGACAAAAGAAAACTATAATATCATATTTAGGAAGATACTATTAGCAGTACAAGTGAATGATGTAAAGGAATTTGTCCAACAAATCATTCAAACATGTTTGAATTCTAAAGTGTATCATGAATTGTATGTAGGTTTAATCATTCATTTATATTGTTCGGGTAAAGAGCAGATATCCAGTTGTATAAGTGAGATCATTAATGAATATTTTGATTGTATTTGTCATTTAGACTTTTTTAAATTAAACGATGATGAGAAGAACCAAGAGGAGAGTTATAATGATTTCTGTGATCGAGTCAATGCGAAGTGTAAGAAGATATTTACTATTAAGGTATTCTTCATGTTTCATCTGTCAGAAGAACTATCGAAACACTTAACAAAAACACCACAGGATATCATTCAAATATTGTCATCATTTCTAGAAGAATGTATACATCAAAATAATAAAGAATGTACTGAACTCATTCTATTATGCATCAAAGATTGCTATGAAAACAAAGATGAAATTAAAATTCCATCTATTCATCTGAAAACCCCGATTGTTTGGAAGGAAATGACAAAAATTGATTTTAAGCTTCCCAAGATTATTCAAGAATACATCGACACAGGAAACCCAGTTCCAAAAGTTCGTTTCATTTGTTTGGACCTTTTGGCCTTATTAAATAAACATCAACAAAATCAAAAACAATGAGTCTTAATGATCTGATCATTCACAATCTCCAAGAGATGTACAATCTCCACAGATATAAGAAGGACACTTGGAAGGCAAAGGCATATAATGATGCTCTTCAATTAATTAAGAGTGTACAAACACCTATTAAATCTCCAAAAGATATAGAATCTTTGAATCTTGGAAAGAAAATCAAGGAAAAAGTCCTATACATTATACAAAATAAGGAGAACATCCCTCAGCTTACGGATGAGAGTGATGATACACTTCAGAAAATTAATGCAATGAATGAATTGGCTAACATACACAACATTGGGGTGGTAAAAGCCAAAGAATTAGTGGAAGAACATGGAATTCTTACATTCGATGAGCTTCTAAAGAATGAACATTTATTGAACTCCAAACAAAAACAAGGAATCAAATACCATTTCGATATTCAACAAAAGATACCAAGAAGTGAAATGATTCAACATGATCAAATGATCAAGACCATAATGAATAAGGCGTTTCCAGATATCAAAGAATTTAGTCTTGTAGGAAGTTATAGAAGAAATAAAGAGGAAAGTGGTGATATTGATTTGATTGTGAAAACAAAATCCAACTTTGATATGAATGATCTCGTTCAGGTACTGATTCAAGAAGGATACATTCAAGAAGATGGGATATTTGCCTTGGGAAAGAAGAAGTTTATGGGAATGGCTAAACTTCCCTATTCTGTAGTGGAGGGAACCATTTCAAGAAGACTAGATATTCTATTTTGTCCAGCATCTGAATATGCTTTTGCTCTCTTGTACTTTACAGGAAGCAAGGAATTCAATGTAAAGATGAGGGAGCGTGCTAAGCAGCTCGGATATCGTTTGAATGAGAAAGGATTGATGGATGAAAATTCAGAGAAGATTAAAAACCTAAAATCTGAAAAGGATATTTTCAAATTCTTAAAAATTAACTATGTAGAACCAGATCAACGCTATACAAACAATTACCAAGAGTATTAAATAGCAAAACAATTCAAGCAATAAGGTGAGGTTACGCCTTCATACAATAATGGGTCTTGGAAGGTTTCAGTGTACTCTTCCTCAGATTCATCATCACTAAGTTCATCTTCACTTGCTTCTACATCAGAAACCATTTCTTCACTTTCAAAACTTCTTACAGAAGGTAGGGTTGGTTTCGGTTTTTTGGGGGTCAGCGATTCTTTTTTATGAGGGGATTCAATTGTATCTTGATGCATGAACTCTTTGATGCTATTATCAATGATTTCTTTTGTACTATCCATTTGTTTGGTTAAGCTTTCTTTAAGAATTTTGAAGTTATCTTCGATTTTCGTGGACAGTTCTCCAATCATCTCTTCGGACAATACAGAAGACATTGATTTGGTTGAAATTACAGAACCGTCTAAAGAGGGACGAGTAGATGAACTGTCTTTAGATGGTTTCGTAAGTTCTAATTCTTTAGAATCATCTTCATTATCTTCAACAATAATATCGGATGGATTATGTTTTGAGTCTTCAGTAAAATTTTCGGTTTTAGATATAAACTTCGAGTTAAAGCTCATAACACCATATACTGTAAATACAAATATGAAGATGTAAAATAAAAACTTAATCGAAAAAAAGATCATTATGTCCTATATATTATTTTATAGACATATTTATTTTGATTGATTTATGATAGTTGACCATTTAACTACTTGTATTGGATGTGTTTGAAGTTATGAAATTGAAGAATCTAGTGAATATTCCTTGGTTCTCGGACTCTTCTTTCAAGTCAGTCTCTTCTTCTTTAAAAACTACAACAACCACGAATGTAATGATAGCGAAAATGATAATGATAGCTACAATGCCTAAAACAATTAACATATTAGTATCCATTTAATATATATTTAATATATAATTCAGGTTTTTTTTCGGAGAAATATAATAATGATTTCAATATCAAAGAAAGACCCTTTCATTATTTTATTAGACTTAGATCACACAATACAAGGAAATATTCAGCCTCAATTAGATGAATATAACTTTATATCTTATCTAAATGACAAAACGAAAAGTAAATTAAAGCAAAATAGGGATCAACTCAAAAGAGACTTTATGAAAGGATTGTTGAGACCTCAGTTTCGCACTTTCATTAATAAGATGCGATCTAGATTTCCAAATGTGGAATTCTTTGTATATACAGCATCAGATGATGATTGGGCTAAATATATCATCAAAGTTATAGAAGAAGCTAGTACTATCCGTTTCAATAAGCGAATCTTCTCTAGAAGTGACTGTATATTTGATCAAAAGTCAGGTCATTTTATGAAATCATTAAACAAGTTGAAACCAGAACTCTTCAAGATTTTGAAATCGAAGTATAAATTATCAAATATGGACTCGTTAAAACATATCTTATTGATTGACAATAACTATGTATTATATGATAATGAATCCAAATCATTAATAAAATGTCCTAGCTATACATCTACCATTCGTGTTGATATGTTACGATCATTACCCGTGTCTTTCATAAAAAATAATCAAGAACTGATAAGCATGTACATCTTAGGATATTATGAAAAGAATTTACATACTTTGTACAAAAAAGTATATGATAAATCTATTCACCATGATATCTTACATGATAATTACTGGATTTATGAATTGAAAACATTTAAAAGAAATTACAGATTGACATCATAGAGCAACATATGTATATATTGTCTTTTGATATTGGCATTAAGAATCTCGCATACTGTTATTTTGAATTTGACAAGATCTTGGATATCATTCGAATAAAAGAATGGGATGTATTGGATATATCTTCGTCCAACAAATCAGATCAATCAAGCATTCTTTTGAAGAAACTCCATGACCATTTCAAGGATATTGAGCTTGATTATGTAGTGATTGAAAATCAACCCGCATTAAAGAACCCAATTATGAAAACAGTTCAAGTGATTGTACATACCTATTTTCAATATCAAAAGGTGTTATTACAGAGAAACATCGATGTTCATAACATCAATGCGAGAAATAAGATAAAGAATGCTGAAGCTCTCATGAAATCATATAACTGTCCTGATATCATTTGTAAAACTGCTCCTTCCAATAAATATAAATGGAATAAAGAAGCATCCATTCTATATACTCAACAATTCTTGGAATATAAAAATCTTGAAGAGCATTTAGCATTCTTCAAAACATTTAAGAAAAAGGATGATTTAGCTGATACATTACTTCAAGGTTTATATTTTGTACATTTAACCAGTACTACCGAACCCACCACTACCGCGTAGAGTTTCAGTCAGTTCTTCTACTTCCACCACTTCAGGTGTTTCAATTTTCTTCAGAATAAGCTGTGCAATACGCTCATTCACTTCTACTTCTACAGGTTCACTTGAAAGGTTCATGAGAAGAACTTTAACTTCACCTGTATAATCTCGGTCAATCACTCCAGCACCTACATGAATACCCTTTTTTACAGCAAGACCACTACGAGGCGCGAGTTGACCATAAGTACCATGAGGTACAGTCATCGCAATTCCAGTGGATACAAGTGTACGACCAAATGGTGGAATGGTTACACTATCCATAGAATACATATCATATCCTGCTGCCTCAGATGATCCGCGAGTAGGAAGAGTTGCATTGGCATCAAGCTTCTTAATATAAAGAGGGCTAGACATATCTAGATATATAGTATCGTTGGGTTAATTTATAAATAAATTTTTGATTAGTACAAATGCGTTTTTAATCTACTTAAAGTTTCTTATTAATGCTTAACTATAATGAATTTAGTTAAGGAATCCCAATTTGATACATTTCAAATGAGTGATATGAATCCTAATGGAACACCAAATATTCAAATGACTGCTCAAGACCAAATGTCTAGGAATGAGAATAGTTATATTCAACCTAAACTGGATGTTTCTAATTTGGGCATTGATTTGTTATTGAACAACAATGCGAAGCGTCAGTCCTCTTCAGAAAAGTCCTTTGAAATCCATGAACCATCTAAACAAGAAGATAATGAATCGAATCTTTTTGAATCGGACGACGACGATGAGGATGATGATGAGGATGAATCAGAAGAAGAGGAACAACCTCAAAACATGAACCGAAACACAAACACATACTTTCAACCACAAGTCGTATATCGCTCTCCAGAAGACATTGAAAATGAAAAGAAATCCATATTATACCAATTTGAAAGAATGGAAAAGAAGGGTTTTTATGTTCCTAAGAAATTTACACTATCAAACTCTTTAGATGAGATGAAGATAGAAATGGAGAGAATTAAGAAAGATCGTGAGATTGATGCGAGCATTAAATTTCAACAAAAGATGATGATGGCATGTATTACTGGTGTTGAGTTTTTAAATACTAAATTTGACCCTTTTGATGTGAAACTCGATGGTTGGTCTGAGAATGTTCATGACAATCTAAATGATTATGATGAGGTATTTGAAGAACTTCATGAAAAATACAAGTCAAAGAGCAAGATGGCTCCAGAATTGAAGCTTCTTCTCACTCTTGGAGGAAGTGCGTTCATGTTCCATTTGACTAAAACGATGTTCCGTTCCTCATTGCCCAACATGGATGATGTATTGAAAAGTAATCCTAATCTCATGAAACAGTTTGCTTCCGCTACCGCAAATACAATGGCTCAAAATGACAAAACTGGTATGGCTGGAATGTTTTCTGGTATGTTTGGAGGAAATGCTCCACCTCAACCAGCAAACTATTCGAATCAACCACAAAAACACCAAATGCGTGGACCAAGCAATATTGATAGCATTATTAATGATTTAGAAAGTGATATAATTACCAGTGAAATGCAAAATAATCGTTTGGAGACCATTAGTACCGCTAGTCATTCTGAAATTTCAGAATTTAATGATAGTATCTTAGGTTCTACCGAAAAAAGAAGAAATTCAAGAAAAGCCAAAAAGACTTTGAATATTTAAAAAAGGTCTATGTAAACTTAGTAGGTTTTCCGTTATGTCTTAGTCCAGTAATGAAAATAATGTTTGTTTAAAAAAATGTATGATTTTTCTCTGATTGACAAATTAAGTGAATCGTATGAAATATCCTCTAAGGATAAAAAAAAACATACAAATAGTGATCAGTTATGTGATGATCAACTTGTTGATTTGAATCATTTAAACACAGTCATTCAAGAAACATTGAAAGTGTACAACAAAGAAGTACTTAATGTATCTCATATCAACCAAGAAATTGATCGTTTAGACAGAAAAAACAATAAACTGAAAGAAAAATTACAACAAATGATCACAAACATGGATGATATTCAAAAGTTTGTAGCATCCAATTACTTGGAAAGTAATCCGAAATACAAAGCGATTATGACTAATATTGAAACAACTCAATCTACGATCACAGTATGTTTAGATAACATAGACCAATACACAAGTATTGAATCTGAATCTCACAAAGATGATTATGAAAAATCAGTGGATAAGATAAATAGCATTAATCAAGTATTTACCGTGGCAAAATTAAATAAGCATTCATGTCCAATATGTTTGCGAAATGAATGCACACATTTTACACTACCATGTGGTCATGTGTATTGTGAAGAATGTTCTCAGAAAATGAGTGTTACATGCTTTGTATGCCGTGAAAATATTTTCAAGATTAGCCCACTCTTTTTTACTTAGGAGGCAGAGCAAGACTCGTTTAGGCAGAGCAAGACTCGCATACTTCATCCTCTTCGTACTGTTGCTGTGGTTGTGAAGTTGGTGGTTTGTTTACATTCTTCTTTTTTGGGTCGATAGTAAATTGTTGAGTGTTTGCTTTCGGTTTTGTTCTCAAATAATACATACCTGTTTTCAAACCTTGTTGCCAAGCATAAAAGTGCATCATGGTCATCTTATTATATTCTGGACTCTCTAGGAATAGATTCATACTTTGTGATTGACACACAAACGCACCACGATCCGCCGCCATATCAATGATTGTTTTTTGTTTCAATTCCCAAGCTGTCTTATACAATGATCGGATGTCCTCTGGGATTTTATCAATCTTACCAATCATTCCCTCGTTAATAATAATCTCATCTTTCAAATCCTTATTCCATAGCTTCAATTCAATCAAATCTTTAAGCAAGTACTTATTAACCACAATGAATTCACCAGCAAGAGTCTTTCTCTTGTACAAATTAGATGTGATTGGCTCAAAACATTCATTAAAACCCATGATTTGAGAAGTGCTTGCAGTAGGCATCGGTGCTAATAGAAGACTATTACGAACCCCCCATTCTTCAATGTCCTTTTTCAATGTACTCCAGTCCCATAGCAAATCTGTTACTTTCACACCCCACATATCAAATTGATAAACCCCTTTGCTGATAGGACTTCCTTCATAAGTCGAATACGCACCTAGATACTTTGTCAATTTATTCTGTTCATCCTCTGTTCGATGTAGCACTGATTTGGTTGAGTTGATGTTTACAAAGGTTTCTTTCTGGTTCTCATCGTCTTCCAGAAATTGTTTTGCACGCTTTCTAGATATTTCCATAGAACATTCCAAAGATGCATGATACATCGTCTCAAAAATCTCTTTGTTTAATTGTTTAGCCTCTTGACTATCAAAGGGATATCTCATTAGAATAAAAGTATCCGCCAAACCTTGTACACCAATACCAATCGGACGATGTTTGATGTTACTATGTTTCGCTTTTCAT